CTGCGAGTTCGGCGTGAGCACGATGAAATAGCCGTCGATACAGATCACGTTCGAGCCGCCCGAAAAACCCGCCGCGCTGCCGGTGGGGGTGATGGGGGTGAGCGTGTTGGCCGTGAGGTCGAAGATGCCGCCCAGTTGCGCGCCGGTGGGAAACAGGTTCGTGCCGCTCGAAACGATGCAAATCTGCTTGCCGTTGGTCGCCATGTGCAGGCTCGTCAAGCCCGAATTGAGCGAGCCGCGCGACACGTAGCTGATCGTGCCGCCGCTATAGACGATCTCGTAGAGGGCTTGGGGCGTGGCCGCGAAGACGCGCCCGTTGATTTCGAGCAGGGCGAGCGCGGGCGCGGTGGGCAGGGTGAATTGCACGGTGAGGCCCGGCGTCGGCTTGAGCGACAGCGGCGCTTTCGCGCCGGGGGCTTCGGCTTTGACGGGAAACCAGTTCACGCTCCGCTCGCTATCGACAAAGGCGGAATCGGGAGCGTCCGAACCGCCCGCGAAATTCACGAAGGGCGGCATTTAGCGGAAGTCTCCCAAAACAACGTCGAAGTTCCCGCGCCGTCCTCCCAGGCTCGTCAGCGCCCCGTCGCAGCGCAGGCGCGACACGGTGAAGTTCACGCGTTGCAAGCCGGCTTTCGCGTCATCGGCTTGGGCGAGGAGGAGCGGATTCAGAGCGCCCGTGACAAATTCCGGGGCGAGTTCGACGGCGAGCGCATAGCGCAGCGCCTTTTCGTAACCCGGAGGCAGGCTGATCGTTTGGCTCAAGCTGGTGAACTGCGTAATCGCTACCGGCGTATAGAGCGCCACTTGGCTCGAGGCGGAAGGCGCGGGCCAGAGCGCGATTTGCCCGTTCGGGTAGTCCGACTCGTAATAGAGTTTCGTCGGAATCGGGCTGGTGGTCGCTTTGATGCGAATGGCGGCCCACTCGCTTTGGTCCGTGAGGAGCGTGAGCGGAATTTCCGTGGTCGTCGTGCCGGCGAGGAGCAGGCCCGCCTGGTCAAGGTACATCGGACGCGGCGCGACCCAATCCGGCGCGCTCGGCCCGATCTGATACACCTGTTGGCCCGCGACGACGTTGAAGATCGTGCGCGAGGTCGTGTACATCGAAAGCCTCTCTGTCCCCCACGCATCCACCAGTTGATTGAGCGCGGCGAGCGCATCGGTGAGCACGGGCGTCGAGGGCGTGCGTCCGTGGTTGGTCGCCTTGAGCAATCGCAAGGACGACTGAATCAAATCTTGAACGAGGGTGGCCATTACTGCCCTTGTCCTTGCCCCGGCGCAGGAGGCGCGGGCGCGCCGGTGTCCGTGCCGTCCAGTCCGGCATAGTTCAGATGGTTGAGGCTCACGATGCTTTGCTTGGCTTGGGCGGCGAGCGCCATCAGTTCCGGCGTCATCGGCTGCCCGTACTCGGGCGCGAGATCGAGGGCCAGACCAAAACGCAGGGCGCGCTCGTAGCCGGGCGGGAAATCCACGTTATCGGTGAGGTTGACGAAACCGGAGAGCGCCTTGAGGCTCACGAGCTCGAGGCTCGTTGACGAGGAAGCGGGTTTCGGCCACAGCGAAGCCGTCGCCAGCGGATAGGCGTTGTCGAGGTAAATCTTTTGCACCACGTTGCCGCTCACGCTGCGCTCGGGGATGCCCTGCCATTCGGCGTAGGAGATGAGATCGACCGGGCGGTAGACGCCTTGGTAAATGCTTTCCGCCGAGAGCAGGCGCAGGGGCCGCGCCGTACTCCACGTCCCGCCGCTGCCCCAGGTGTAGGTTTGAGCGGTGGTGAGCGCCATCGTCTCGGAGACGCGCGTATAGAGCGGGGCCATCTCGGAAGACCAGGAGGCGATGAGTTCGTTGAGCACGAGCATTCCATCGGTGAGTTCCTGGTTGCTCGCGGTTTCGCCCACGGCGAGAGCGCCGAGAAAGCGCAGCGCGTTGCTGATAAGGTCTTGTGCCTGAATGAGTGCCATGAAAAGAAAGCCTGAAATAGATAAGTAAGGGATAGGGGCTTGACTTCTTACGCGCCGCACCCTAACAACAGCAAGCGCCGGGGGGTTGCGAGGCCCGTCGCCGCTGGTTTGAAGGCCGCCACTTGCAAGGCGCACGCTTGCGCCGCGCCGCTCATCGTCCAGCTACCGCTCACGCTGCCCGCGCTCGTCTGGATCAAATCCTCGAGGCCGCTGCCGCCCGCGTTGCGGCGGCTGGTAAAGCCCGCGCCCGCGCTGCTGATGACCGCATAGGCGTAGATGCCGCACACGACGAGATCGGCTCCGGTCGTCGTGATCGGTCCCGCTGTCGGCGTGGAGGAGACCACCGTGGCCGTCGCCGCTCCGTCGAGCGGAGCAGACAGGGCCGCGCCCGCGTACTCCGACACGTAGAGCGAAGGGTAATCGACGGCGGAGGAGAACGTGGCTGTCACCGAGTTCGTGCCCGCTATCACGTTCGTGGCATAGAACAACTGCATGGCGAGGCCCGAGCCGTTCGCGTCCGCGCGCGCCGCGCAGGATTGCCACGTGTTGCCTTGCGAATCGCTGAGGGTGATGGTCGAGCCGTTGCCGGTGTATCCCACGTAGGCGACGAGCAAGCTGCCTGCCGTGTTCGGGTTGCCGAAGGGCGGCGATTGGGTGCTCGTGACGCCAACATCGTCGTCATAGCCGTTCTGCTGGAGAAAGGTAATCGCCATCGCGTTTCCGCTACTTCCAATCCACGTTCACCACTACCTCATTCGCCGCAATCGCGGTGGTGTCGTTATCGGCCATCGCGCCGGTGAGGGCGAAGGCAATGCCGGTGGAGAACGCCAGACCGTTCGAGATTTCAATCACGACGCCGGACGAGGCGGGGGGAATCAAAATGGTTTTGATCGGCGTATCGGTGCCGACGGTCGGAGCGCTCGCCTTGTTGTAGAGCTTCAGATAACGAGGGCTGGAGGCATTCGTATTGAAGGCTTGAATGTTGTACACCTGACCCGCCGACGCCTTCACGCTGGTCGCATTCGTCGTGGCCGCGCTCACGAGTTTCGAGGTGGAAAGCCCGCCGCTGGCGGCAGGGACGGAGGAGGTATTGACGGTGGAGGCAATCGAAACCGGCTGTGTGGCTTGCCAGAAGGTGCCCGAAACCGGAACAGTGCCCGAGACGCTGACGGTGCCCGAAACCGGCTGTGTGGCTTGCCAGAAGGTGCCCGAAACCGGAACCGTGCCCGAAACGCTCACGGTGCCGCTCACGGGTTGCGGAGTGGTGCCCACGGGGTCGATGCGCAAAGGCGCGGCGAGAGTGCCGCCCGCGTTCACGAGCAGTTGCCCGTGCGAGTCGGTTTGCAGCGGGTTCGTGGTGCCGCTGGTAAACGTCTGCTGCGCGCTGTTATAAACCGCTCCGGTGGTGGACGAGAAGGAGCCTTGCGCGATATTGACGAGCAGATTGCCGTTCGTGTCCAGATTCAGGTGATTCATCTGGCCCGAGGCGAGCGTCGGCGTGCCCTGCACGCGCCCCACATAGCTGTCGGACACGTTAACTCACTCCTTCGCGGATCGAGCCGTCCGCGCGGCGCAGGGCGAGACCTTTGGTAGCCAGCGCTTCGCGCACGTCCGGGTGCGAGTGATGGCGGAAGCCGACATGCTGCCAGCTTCCGGCGTGCCCGCGCTTCAGGATTTCGACGGTGCCCGAGGCGGGGGGAGCTTCGGCGGCAGCGGGCGTGGGCGTAGGCGTCGTGTTCTCATTTTTGAGGACCGCCGCGGGCCGGGCCGGGGCCTGGAGCCAGCGGAAGCGCCGCCGTTCGCGCCCTTCCCGCACGAGGCGCGAGACTTCCAAGCCGACCAGCGCGGCCAATTCGAGTTCGAGAATCATGTTAATACTCCGGGGGCGGGTTGTAGGTGGGAACGCCGAAGTCCGGCTCTGCCGAGGGCGAAGCGGGTTCCGTGTCGCCGTAGCCTTGCGCGTTCGCGGCGGTTTCGCTGGTCGAATCCGCCACGATGATGGGCGGAAGATTTTGCGCGTAGAGCCATTTTGGCCAGGGTCCTAAAGGCATAAAAGAAAAGTTCCTTTTGAGTGAAGTACGAGTACGGCTAGAGTACGTCTAGCCCTTGTCAATATTGGGTTTTACGCTTCACGCTGGTAGTAATGAGCGAGTCGAAGCGCACTTGTCCCGACTGCGGCGAGACAAAAGAGATTGAGGAGTTTCCGGCGCATCGCCTCACGCGATGCCGCGAATGTCGCCGCGCCAAACGGCGGGCTTGGTATGCGGCGAGCGCGGAACACTATTGCCAACAGATGCAGCGATGGCGCGCGGAGAATCCTGAGCGCAATAAAGAGATCAAAAACAAGTCTTACCGGAAAAACGCCGCTCACGCCATTCGGAAGGTGCAAGAGCACACGGCGGCAAATTTCGAGAAGTATTCCGCCTATTGGAAGCGTTACGCCCAGGAGAACCGCGAGCGGAAGAACCAGCTACAAAAAGACTGGAACGCTGCGAACCCCGGCAAGCACAACGAGTACCAGAAGAAATGGAATGCCGAGAACTCGGATGCTGTTACCATCATCAAGGATCGTCGCCGCGCCCGCCAGCACGCCGCCGTAGGCCGCCATACCGCTGGCGAATGGCGCGCGCTCGTGGAGAAGTTCGAGGGGCGTTGCGTCTGCTGTCAGCAGCATTTCGGAATCCGCAAGCTGACGCGCGATCACGTTGTGCCGCTGGCGCTTGGCGGGTCCGATTCGATTGAGAATATCCAACCGCTTTGCCGATCATGTAATTCCCGCAAGGGCGCTTGGCACACAACCGACTATCGAAATAAGAAGAGGGACGCCGAAGCGTCCCCCGTGCAACTAAATTTAGTTACAATCTAGCCTTGGATGCGAACGGCCCACTCGGGCCGGATAACCCCCCACCCACAAAGTATGTCGAAGCGTCCCAAGAATTGATCGGTCGAAATGTTGTAGCCCGCGACAAAGCGCAGCGAAATGCCGAGTTGGTCATCGGATTTTCTGGCGCTCATATGGACCCCGCCTGGGAGCGGCAAATTCACCGAAGCGAAAGTGAACGCTTGCTTGTGGAACGCCAGGTTCATGGGAGAGACCGTGTTGGCGGGCGAGGTGGAGACGATCACGGCGGCGTTCGCTGCCGGAACGTTCGAGACGTTTTTCCAAGCGCCCGACGTAATCATCGGCTCGGAAACCACGAGCGTGGCGTTGCCGCTGCCGTCGGAAGTGGCGTTCTGCACGAGCACGAACTGCTTCAGCTTGTTGGTCGTGGCGAGGCTCACGGGGTTCGTTTGGTAGCAACCGGCGAAGGTCACGACATCGCCCGCATTGAGCACCTGGGTCGAAGCGGTCCAGCCTTTGGTGGGCACATTGAAGGTGGTGGAAGAGGCCGACAGAGACGTACCGGAGGGGCCAGCCTGCGGAGTCACGGTGCCGTTGATCTGCGGAGTGCCGCCCTGCGCGCCGGTGGTGTAGCTGTTCACGTTCTGGCTCATCGACCACTTGAAGCCGAGGGCGGTGCCCATCGTGCCCTTCTTGTACTGATCGGAGATGCTGCCGCTGTCCTGGAACAAGCCGCTCAAAGCCGGGATGACCGAAGCCTGGCAATCTTCGTTGATGACGAGGGCGCGCTGGTTGTCGCGCGGGGTGCCGGTTTTATCGAGCGCTGCGCCCGCATTCGAGAAAACGCCGAGCGTTTGCTGGGCGGTGGCGCCGCTGCCCGGCGTGGTGCCCGGTGTGCCCACCGTGTTGGCGACTTGGGAAGCGAGCGCGAGGCCTGCGTAGTCGATCTGGTTGGCAATCGCCACGATCTGCGGAGCGAGCACTTGCTCGGAGAAGGCGTCAATCGAGAGGGTCAAATCCTGCGAGGAGAACTGTACGTCCACACCATATTGATGGTTCAATGTCAGCGGTACTTGCGTAATCGTGGTGTCCTGTACGCTGACGTTCTGGCCGTCGCGCACGGTGTATCTTGGCGGTTTCTTCACGAAAATCGTGGCGCCGCGATGCGTCGGTCCGGTGTATTCTCGCTGCAATTCCCTGTTCACTTGCTTCGTGAAGGTCAGGTTGTTCTCTAAAATCATCAGAGCTTCGCTCGTGATGTGTTGATCGGTTAAAAGTGTATTGGCCACTGGCTAAAAATTCCTTTGGGTATTGAAATGGGGTTGCGGTCAGCGCAGCTTGCCCGATTCGCGTAAACGGCGGTAGTCGGCAAGCGACAGCTTCGACAGGTCGGCGGGAGCCGCGCTGCCGCTGCTGCGAGCGCCGACCGGACGGATCGGTTTCGGGGCTTTGCTGGTTCGGGTTTCTGCTTCAGGAGTGTCGGAGGAGGAGTATTGGGCTTCGAGCTTGCCGAAGTAGCGCGCCGCCTGGAGCGGGTCCATCGCCGCGAATTTCTGAAGCTCTTTGGGATCGCGGGCTAACTGGTAAGCCAGTTCCGCGCCCTGTTCGCTTTCTAAAAACAAGCGTTGATGCGCCGGGGGGAGCATCACGTTCGCTGCCGCTTCTAACACGTCGTCGTAGTCGGCGTGCGCTTGTTGCGCCGCTTCCTTGCGCGCGGTCCAGTCGCGGAGGACGGCTTGTTGCTGCGCGGCGAGCTTACCCTTCCATTCGCGCTCGTCGGCTTTCCAATCGGTTAAAGCTTCGGTGAACTCTTCAATCGAATCGAAGTCGTCCATCTTGGGCTTCGGTTTGTCGTAAGCCGGGGCCGGGGCCGGGGCCGCTTCGGTTTTGGTCTCGGAAGCAGGCGCAGCGGAGCGTTCCGCCAGTTGCTTCCTGAGATCCGCAATCTCGCGGTCCTTTTGCTCGATCTTGCGTTGAAAGCCGCCCTTCTTGGGCTTGCTCTTGGTCTCTTCGCTTTTCTCTTCGTCGTGCTCCGTCGTATCGTCGGCGGTGTCCGGCGCCGCGCTTTCGTCCGGCTCGGGCGAGCCGTCCGAGGACGGTTTTTCTGCCGTCTCTTCTGCCTTCCGAGCCACAGCGCTTTCCCGCGAGGAGCGGTACTCGGCCAAACTCATTTCAGCGAGGGAGGTAGCAGGGGCGGTTGACGGGTCAACCGTTTGGTTTTCGGTCATGGGTGGGGAAAAACCCCGCTCCAGCGCTCGCGCGCCAGCGGGGGAAGTCGTCAAAGTCGTTTAGGCGAGCCAGGACAGGGCCGGAATCGAAACCTCGTCGTCGGCTGTGTCAGGCTGGATCATGGTTCTTGTGTGGGTGATGGTCGTCATCGCGGCGCTGGCCGCCGCGGTCGCCTCGCTCGCCTATGCCGTCTACCGATTGGCGCGCGTGGTTCATCGCCAGGCGTCTCGTCTCGAAACGCTCACGCGGCTCGTGGAAGGTCAGGCCGAGGACCGGGAACGTGGGCCGAAGGCGCGGCGCTGAGCGTAAATTCGAGTTCCTGCATCTCGCACCCATAGGCGGGATCGAAGCGGGTTCGGACGACGCGCCCGCCCAGTTTGCGCAGGAGCCGGGCCGAGCCGTGCCGGGTGGTCGCATAGGCGAAACCCCGCGTATCGCCCAAACTCCGCGCCAGTCGAAACGGCGTGAGCGCCAAATCGAGCGCCACGCGCGTATGCCGGTGCTCGCTCGCCACGCACCAGCCGCCAATCCGCGCCGTGCGTTGGCCGAGGGGCGTGTAGCGCAGGCAGCCGGCCAAGCGTCCTTCGACGTAAATCGCCACGTGATAGCTCCGCTCGTCGGGATCATTCGAGACCGTGACGCCATCGGCTGAGTAGATCTCCGCGCGAAAGCGTTGGATTTCCCGAACGAGCGCCGGGTTCAGGCGGCCTGGGACTACGAGCAGCATGGTTCACGCGGCTTTCTTCTCCGGTTGCGGTTTCGGCGTTTGCGCTTGGCGCAACTGGAATTGGTGTTGTTGGGCTTGCTGGAGCGCCGCGAACTGATTTTGCTGCGCGCTCTGTTGCGCTTGCGCCTGCTGTTGCTGCGCCGCTGCCTGCTGTTGCTGCGCCGCCTGCTGTTGGCCTTGCTGGAGCGCTTGCCCGTGCTGCATTTGGCTCATTTGGGCGTCCTGCTGGTGGCCCACGAATTGATTGAGCCGGTCGTACTCGTTCTCGATGAGGAGTTCGGCGCGATCCGCCTTGATCTTCGCTTCCGTCTGCAGGAGTTCCGCCTGGACTTGCATCGCCGCGATGCGCTCTTTCGATTGGATCTCCATGATCTTGCCCTTCTTCTCATCGAGAAGCTGCTTGACCATCGCCTGCAATTGCTGGATCTGCTGTTGCGCGGCCTGCATCTGCGGTGTCGCCCCGTTCTGCTGGTCCTGGAGTTGCGGAGGCAGCATCTTCTTTAAGCGTTCGGCAATCTCGGGCGCGAGCGGCCAGTCGAAGCTCTGCACGAGCAGATCGCCCACCACGTTCATGAGTTCCGGGTTCGCTTGTACCAGTTGCATGATCGAAGCCGCTGCCTCTTGGCGCGCGCTCTCGAAGGAAGGTCCGCTCGATACCGACACGTCGTACTGGCCGGTCGTGAGGTCAAAGACCTTCATCAAACCGTCGTCGTCCTGGAAATGCTGGTTAATCGGAATCGTTTTGCTGGTGCGATCCGGGTTCACGATGCGAACCACGCGCGGAGCATCGTAGTAGTGGGGAATCCAGCCGATCACGATGCGGCCCGCGTGCTTGATGGCGGTCGCCATCGCATCGACAAAGCCGAAATTGGCCGATTCGCCCTGTTGCTTGCGGAGCAGGATCGCTTTGCCCGATTGCTCGGGGCCGGGCGCGCCCAGACTCGCATCGTAGAGGCCGGTGGTCGATTTGAGGTCGTTATCGGCGTGCATCAAGGCGGCTTGAATGGCCTGGATGGGCGGCTCCGAGAATTGGCGTTGCGGCCAGCCGGGAGCTTTCGGGTCGGGGTTGACGGGCAGATACGGCAAATTCTCGCTATTGGCGCGTTCCCAAATGTCCTCGAAGCCCTGCACTTGGGCCGGCGTGACTAAGAACGGCGCTTTCGGAGCGAGCGCAATGGTCTCGGCCATCGCGGAGTGCCAGATGTTATAAAGTTGCTGCGGGACGCGGGCGTGCCGCACGACGGAAACCAGCGTGCGCTTGCCCTTGATGATGAGTTCTTCGCCCAGGACCGGCACGATGGGGATGTACTGGCCGGGGATGATCGACTCTTCGAGAATTTCGACGCCGTTGGTCTTGCACCAATGCACCGTTTTGGTGATTTGGTCGCGCTGGCCTTTCGCGCCTTTTTCCGTCTTCGTTTCGATCCAGAAATACTCAGCGACTCGCACCGAGTCCTGCTGCAACCAATCGGGGGCGTTGTCCGCGAGCGCGCTGAAATCCGTCAGGCCGCACAGGTCCGAATCGGGGTACTCTTCCTCGAACTCGTCGCGCGGCATCTCCTCGATGACGAACCACCACTTCGCGTCCGAGTAATCGCGCTGGCGGCAACGCGGATCGGGGTAGTGGGCAAACGCGTTCGGCTCGCGCTCGATCTTGATTTCCTGGTCGTTGCTCTCGCCGTCTACGTAGTCCGTGACGATGCGGAAGTACCCGAAGCCGCCCGTGGCCATGGCGTCAAACGCGGTGTCGTAGGCGTCGGAGGCGTTCGAGGCGCTCTCGATATGCCGGACCAAACCCTGTTCGATTTCCGCCGTTTCGATGTCCGCGCCGTCACCGATGGGCGAAATGCGGATCGCGGGCCGGTTCTGTTTCTGCTGGCCCGTGACTTGGCGCAGGAATTGAGGTAAGCGGTTCACGGTCATCACGGGACGCCCATCTGCTTTTCGCGCTGCTTCCACGTCCGAGTCCCACTGGTTCCCAAGACGAAATTCCCAATCAATCAACGCCTCGCGGTGAACTTCCTGTAAAGCGTCCTCTGCCATGCGAAACCGCTTGCGCATGGTGGACAAAAACTTGTCCAAATTTCTTGTTTCTGTAGAACTCATTCGGGTGTGTACTAGAACGCTTCAAGTACGTCTAGCCCTTTATTGACGGGCCTTTTACGCGCATCCTGGTATCAGTGCGGAAGCCGTTCGACTATCAATGCTCGAAGTGCGGAGAGACGAAAACTCCGCAAGACTTTCCGGGCGGAAAGCATCGCTGCCGCGATTGCGTCAACGCTTATCGCCGTGCGTGGCAGGCGAGCAACGACGCACGCGACGAAGAAATTTCCTGTACGAAATGCGGCGAGCGCAAGCCCGCCGAGGCGTTCCCGAAAGGGCATCGCCGCTGTAAAGAGTGCGCGAAAGCCTATCTGCGCGACTACTACCAAGCCAATACCGAGCGCATGAATGAAAGCAGCAGGCAGTACCACGCCGAGAACCGCGAGCGCATGAACGAGATCAGCCGCCAATACTACGCGGCGAACTCCGCGCGCATCATTGAAAACGTCCGCCGATGGAACGAGGCAAATCCCGAGAAGCAGGGCGAATACTACGCCCGAAATATCGAGGCAATCCGCGAGCGTGATCGGGCGAGGCGCGAGGCGCATCCCGAAAAGAAAGCGGCGAGCGATAAGCGCTGGCGTCTCAAGAATCCGCTCAAAATCAAAGTCAACCATCAGCGCCGCCGCGCCAAGAAAAAGGGTGTGGAAGGATCTCACACCGAAGCCGAATGGCGCGCGCTGGTCAAACAATTCGAGGGCCGTTGCGTCTGCTGCGGTGGATACTTCGGCTTCGGGAAGCTCACGCAGGATCATGTGATACCGCTGGAGCGCGACGGCTCGAACTACATCGACAACATCCAGCCGCTTTGCCTGTCGTGCAATTCCCGCAAGGGCGCGTGGCACGCAACCGATTACCGGAAAGCGCCGTTTACCGGCAAAGGACAGCAAAAGCTGTTCTAAGCTTCTTCCTGCCGGTCGCGCCAGTAAATGAAGGCGGCCACGTCTTCGAGCAGCAACGCGCCGACCTTCAGGCGCAATTGCTTCGATTGATCTTTCTGTTCCTGGGCGGCTTGGCGGGCGCTTTGGGCGTGGCGCCACAGATCGCGCATGGCGTTACTGCGGTCGGTTTCGGTCATCAGGCGGCTTTCTTCTGCGGAGCGACGGCGGCGAGTCTCGCGTGCGCCAGTTCGATATACGAGGGGTTGAGTTCGCACCCCACGAAGCGCCGCCCGTGCTTGAGCGCCACAAGAGCGGTGGTCGCGGCGCCCGTGAACGGATCGAGCACCGTATCGCCCGGCTTCGATCCGGCGAGCACGCAGGGTTCGATTAACTTCTCTGGAAACACGGCGAAGTGGCTGCCCTTGAACGGGGTCGGCGTCACGGTCCAGACGGAGCGCTTGTTGCGGGTTGCCGCTTGCGGCTGGCCCGTGCGGGCACGACTTCCGCCATCCGGTCTAGCGAACTCAATCGTTTTGTCCGTTCGCAGGTGCCGCGTATCACCGACAGTTACCGCTGGTTCCTTGATCGCGTCGGCGTTGAAGTAATAGCGTGGCGACTTCGACAATAAAAACAAATACTCATGCGCCTTCGTGCAGCGGTCGCGCACGCTCTCGGGCATCGGATTTGGTTTCGCCCAAATGATGTCCTGGCGCAGATACCACCCATCGGCCTGCAGCGCGAGCGCCACGCGCCACGGGATGCCGATCAGGTCTTTCGGCTTGAGACCGTCGCCGCCCTTGGAGCGGAGCCGCTCGATTCA